TGATTTTGCTTCTATTACAGGTTTAGAAAAAGCAATAAATAACGGTTCATTTAATGTTAATCAGTTTATTGCTTCAGAGCTTAAAACAACCGGTAATGCGCTAGATCCTGCAATAATTAAAAATATTTCAGCTAGCGTTTTATCTGAAAATAAAGGTGGTGTAGATCCTGATCTACTACTAAAAGGATTTATTAACTACCGAAATTCTTTAAAAAGTCAACAGCGAGCAGATATAAAAGCCGTTAACAAATGGTATCAAGATACTCTTGAAAATGCTCGTCGTAGAAAAATTATTGACAAAAATATTACTAACAAACAAGTAATAAATAAACTTGATAAGGTATTAGAAAAAGTTGAATCTAAAAAGTTTAACTCTACTTCTTTACCTCAGTTATATCGTGATTTTGATGATGATTTAGAAAAATATTTTGGAATACGAACATTAGCTGAGCTAAACAAAGCTTATAGTAATGGTACTTTTCGTATAGAATTTTTCTTAAGAGATCAAAATAATAGATATCGTGAGTTAACAAGCCAAGATATCTTGCGAGATTTAGAGGCTGGTGAAGATAGATATGGTATTGGGCCATAATTATTTAGCTAGTTAAAGAAAATATGTGCCCTTTTGTATATACATTAGGGCACTATTTGTTGTATTAAAATTCCATATACTGATAATCCGTGATTATTAGTAAATAAAGACTGTGTCTTAAGGAGATAAGAAATGTCTGAACAGAATAATGAACTAAACGAAAGCCAAATTCAAGAAACACTACAGGACGAATTAAATAAGCAAGCCGCACCAGCTCCTATTGAGGATGATGATCTTAAAGCTATTGTTGAAAGCCGTGTAGCTGACGAAGTAGCAAAAGCTAAGGCAGACTTTAAAAGTAAACTTGATGAAGTCTACGCAGCACGAGATACTGTGCTAGCTGAAAAAGTAGCGCTTGAAGAAGAAAAACGTCAACAAGAAATTAAGCGAATGGAAGAAGAAGGCAAACACAAAGAAGTTGCAGAACTTCGTGTTGCTGAAATGAAAGCCAAAATGGAATCTTTGCAAAAAGAAAATACTCGCTTAACTCGCGATCAAAATGTTAAAGATGCTTTACGCGGAGTTGATTTTCGCTCTGATCTTGCATCAGAAATGGCATTTGAGCGCATTGTTAACCAAATGGTCCAAGACGAAAGTGGACGTTGGCAACATAAATCTGGTGTTTCAGTTCGAGAATTTGTAGAGCATTTTAAAAAAGAGGAAGATAATGCTTTTCTGTTCAAGGCTAAAGTTAATAGTGGATTAGGAGCCATTGCTGGCCAATCTACAGCGGATACAACATCTAATAAACCGATTACTGAAATGAGTACTGAAGAGATGCTTGCACACTTTTCACGACAAGCTCCTGATAGCAATACTCCTTTCGGCTTTTAACAAATTTACTTTTCTACTTAAGAAGGAAAATATATAATGGCTGTTTCTAGCACTTCTACATACGGCAATTTTGCATTTGCGTTGCAATCAGCACTTGGTGCGTACTCAGACGAAATGTACACTAATGCCAAGAAGCTTTCTGGCACGGGAATCGTTGGCGGATCTGCTAACATCGATCCTTCGACTGAAACTTTTATCGGTCAGGCTCGTTTCTTCAAGCCTTACTCTTCACAAACTGTTAACGTTGCTTCTTTGACAAACGCTAACGATGGTGGTAAGCAATCTTACACTTCAGACTTCTTGACTTACGTTAAGACTGTTCGTACTCATGGCGCACAAGAAATCAACATGCAGCGTGTTGTTTCTCAGCAAGACGGACTTGCTAAAATCGCTCGTGATTTCGGTGAAGTACGCGCTCAAGACGAGCATGATGCTATCCTTTCTGTATTGAAGGGTGTTGCTGCTGCTGAATCTGCAGCTGGCGCTGGTGTTACTGCTTACGATATTGACTCGCATTCTGGCGGTTTCTATGTTGACGTAAACGCAGCTGGTGCTTTCGGTGATTCCGATGGTGCAGTCTCTGGAGCCCGCGATCTTATCATCGGTGGTTCTACTTCTACTGGTTATGGTGCTGTATTGGGTGAAAACCTTTTTAAAGCTGTTTCTCTTGGTTTTGCTGACTACGAGCCTGAGTTTATGTACATGGTTACTTCACCAGAAACATTGACTAAGCTGCGTGTTGCTAACCTTGTTGATCAAACTACTATTACTGAAGGCAACCTTGAGTTTTCTACCATCTTTGGTGGTAAGTTCCGTCTAGTTGTTACTCGTGCGGATCAAGGCGATCGCTCAGCTGATTCTGATACTTCTGCAGCTTCTACTAAAACTACTTTCCTCGTTAAGCCAGGTGCTATTGAAGTTGCACAGCTTAATGTTCCAATGCCTGTTGAACTATACCGCGATGCTAACAAGTATAACGGTGGTGGTACTACTGACATTTGGTACCGTTGGGGCTACGTTGCGCATCCACAGGGTTACTCTGTAACTTCTGGCGCTCAATCAGCTTTCGCTACTAATGCGACACTTGCTGGTGCGACCACTTGGGAACGTAAGTATGACATGCTGAACCTCGGCATTCTTCCTGTATTCCACGCTTAATCCTTTTAGGAGTATCCTATGGCTATCGTACTCGGCGTAAATACATACGCGTCTGCTGAAGAAGCAGATCTCTATTTTGAGAACCGTGTTGACGTTGCTGCCTGGGAATCCGCTAGCGTTGCGTTAAAAGAGCAATCTTTGATGACTGCGACTCGTTATTTGGACCAGCTAAGTTTCGCCGGATACACCACTGAGGAAACTCAATATCTTGCATGGCCAAGAGTTGGAGGCGTTACGCTTCCTTCTCGTGGTCGAGATATCCAATTTGATCAAGATTACGAATTCACTGATTTAGCGGATGAGTATGATTTTGATATTGCCTTAGCACAATTGCCTTTTGAAATAAGGGCGATTAAAACGGCAACAATAGAGCAAGCTTATCATATAGTTAATAATGACGGCTTGTTTGATTACCAAGGCCAAACACCTGATTCTATTTCTGTTGGTTCAATTACTCTTAATGGTTTAGGAGCACCAGGCTCAGCGCCTAAGCGACCTAAAATTGTTACAGATATTTTGAAACCAGTGCTAGCAACGGGTACTTCCTATAATACTGCAACATGGTATAGGGCTAACTAATGTCTTTACGTAATACAATATTGCGTGGCGTAGACACAGCATTTCGTATCGCAGATGGACTTGCGACAGATGTTACCTTTAATCCAGCACAAAGTTCTGGTTATAATTTTTCTAACCAATCAGCAACTGTCGCTAGTAGCGGATCCGTAACAATACGCGGAATCATCACAACAGTAGATGAAGCTTCTATTACAGACGGTAGCAAAGCTGGCAGTAAATTGCTGATAAAGGCTTCAGACATTAGCGAAAGCATTGATAATTACTCGACTTTTAGCATTGATAATAAAATTTATGCCTTAGACAAGTATGAAGATAACGGTTACGTTATTGAAATCTCGTTAAGGAGTTAAAATGAGTAAATATACTGAAACCTTAAACGTTGTAGAAAGTTTATTCGGTAGTGAAACATGGACGAATACTGGCATAACTGCTTATCCGTCTAATTATCCTAAAGATTCTGGCGTTAATACCGAATTTGCAGTGATAGAAGTTATTCCTGGAAACGAATTTACTAACTACGGAAGCACTGGTCTTAAAGGTCAAATTATTGTTCAAATTTATATACCTTCTGATAAAGGTGTAAAAAGATCATACGAAATAGCTGATATTTTAGATTCTATTCTTGAAAGAAAAGAATTGGAAGATGGAAACGGGCGCAAAGTTTTAATAACTGGCACAAGCACAATGTCTCATCAAGGCATTGACCAGGATGATCAATACTTATTTAGAACTGATTATGCAGTCAGTTTTACAAAATATTAAACGAGGTAAAAACTAAAATGGCACACATTGCTTCTCTAAACTCTAGTGTGTATACTACTCTTAAGTATGCGACATACACTAGTCGTCCAACTACAGCTGATGGCTGGTTGGACCTCGCGGATTCTGATGGCGTAGCTGTTGGTAACGTTCGTGAGTTCCCTTCAATGGGTACTCCTGCGAACATCGTAAACGTACCTGTTTACGGCCAAGCAACTTCATCACAGATTCAAGGTCAGGCTGATTCTCCATCATTGGAATTCACCCTTAACTACGTACCTACAGATCACGGTGCTCTAGAAGCACTTCGTAAAGCTGGTACTAAGCTAGTATGGCAAGTTCGTCTTGCTGGATCAGAAACAGATTCTTATGCAGCAGATCCAGATGCAGACGAATATGATGACGTATATTTCATTGCATCTATTGCATCTTTTGAAATTACTCCATCTTTGACTGATGCTATGCAGGCTACAATGACATTGGCTATTGACGGCGAATTTGAAGGTCCTTTCTCTTCAGTTTCCGGTACATATGGTCTACCTGCTTAATGACTATAGAAAGTGAGTCCTTCGGGACTCCTTTCTTATCCCTGAATTAGGAACTATTATGACAGATAACAATACTCCTTTTTCTAAGTCATATGTACTGAAAACAACTACTCGGCATATGCGTCGTAGTATTGATATTAGTATTCGCAAATCTTTTGATCGCATGGCCGATTTTGCTGACGATGGCGGCAAACGAATGGAAATTATGGAAACACTAGATGTTTTACATAAAATGCGAAAAATCTTAGATGATTTTCAAGAAGCAAATACACATCTATTTTCAGATAATGACGGAGAAGATAATGCGTAAATTCGCAAAGGTACTTCCTACCAAAAAAGTCCCATTTATGGGCGACGAAATTGAAATTCGCAAGTTGTCCGCTGGTGCCGTAAAACGTATTGGCGCTATTAGTAATGATCAAAACATTTCTGAAGAAGATAAAACGCTAACAATTGTTCTAGCTGTCTTGAATGAAGGAGTTGTTTTGGAAGAAAATGAAGAAGCGTTGACACTTGAAACACTTGAAGAATTCCCATTAGACGAACTTAACAATCTTTCCATGGAAATTATGGCTTATGCAGGCGTAGTTTTAGGGGAAGTGGGAAACGTAAGCTAAGCGATGAAGAAATACAAGAATTTTATATCGCAAAACAGTTAGGTTGGTCGCACCAGTATTTAAAAGAAGAAATATCATTTGAAGAATATTTAGGTTGGATCGATTACTTTGATAGGCAACCTGATGGCTGGAAAGAAGACTTGAGAACTTATTATATAATGAGCTCATTTACTAAAATTAAGAAAAAGCCAGAAGAAATTTTTCCTGCTATACAACAACTTAAGCAAGGCGGTTCTAGAGCTAAGCATTTACTAGATGATAAACAAACAAATGTTGCGTCTTTAAAAGCTAGTGCTTTTGGCCACTTATTAAATAAAGCAGGAATAAAATGATGCCTAAATTTGATATAAAAGTACAAAATATAAAAGCTGAGTTTAATAAACTAGAACAAGAATTAAAAACAGAGGCAGCAACAAAATCTGATTTAGTAATACTAGATGCAATCTCTGATTTAAGAGATGCAACTCCAAAAGATTCAGGTTTTGCAGCTGATAGTTGGTACTTTCAAAAAGAAGGTAAAGATCTTTTAACAGGCTACGAAAACTACTCATTAACCAATAGTGCTCCTTATATTGAAACGCTTAATAACGGTAGTTCTCGTCAAGCTCCTAAACGCTTTATTGAGAAAACACTTTTTAAATACTTTGAATCGGATGGTATAGTCGTAAAGGTTATTCCTATCCGTAATTAACTTTTGCCCCTGATGGTATTGCTTACGATGCTAAGCTTTATTGTTAGGGGCATTATTATTTAATGACTATACTCATTAGGATTCCAAAGGAGGCTAACCATGGCAGTCCAAATTGAGGTACGCAGCGATTCTAAACAGGCGCGCCAAGACCTTAATAAACTAGAGCAATCAGTAGGTAATATTGAAAGCTCAGCAAATGACGTATCTGGTGCCATACGCAATATAGGCACAACCGTACAAATAGTAGGCGGATTAATTACCGCAGCTTTTGCAAGTAATGCTATAACACGTGCAGGCGACTTATACAAAACAATTAATGGCCAGCTTAAGCTAGCAACAAAATCTACCCAAGCATTTGCCAAAGCGCAAGCAGATGTTAACAGAATTGCTATTCAAACAAGAGGCAACATTAGCTCTATTGCTGGCTTATATGCTAGATTTAGTAGATCGGCTACAGAATTAGGAAAAGCGCAATCAGATGTAGCTACCGCAGTACAAGCTGTTAGCGAATCTTTTGCCGTATCAGGATCAAGCGCAGCTTCTGCAGATGCGGCTATTACTCAGCTTTTGCAAGGTTTAGCGTCTGGTCAATTGCGTGGTGAAGAACTTAACTCAGTTTTGGAGCAATCACCGCGATTAGCCAGCGCTATTGCTGATGAACTGCAAGTTAGCGTTGGTGCTTTACGCGGATTAGCAAAAGATGGTAAAATTACTTCTGAAGTAGTTTTCTCTGCGCTAGTTAATCAAGCAGAAGCTATTAATCAAGAATTTTCACAATTACCGGATACAGTATCACAAGCTTTTAATGTGCTTGCTACTGGTTCTAATAATTTCTTAGCCGCTATTGATAGATCACTTGGTTTATCTGACGCTGTAGCATCTAGAATATTAGCTATAGGTTCTGCGCTTAATACTGCAGCTCAAGATTTTGATATTATAGTTGGTATAGCTCGCGTAAAATTTACAGAGTTTATTTACGATGTAAAAGCTGCATTTAGGGCAATAACTGATGGTGCAGGCAGTATACTTGACTTTATTATTCCAGATAGCGGTTTTGGACCTGAGCTAGAGCGAACATTATCTAGCATATCTGACTTTAAAATAGAAATTGATTTTACGCTATTATCCGAATCAATCGATAAAGTAGCTAGCTTTTCTCAAAGAGTAAAAGATATATTCTACGATCTTTATATTTATCTTGTTGGTAATTCAGTAGTACCTGATACTGTAGATGAAATTGTTGCGCAGTTTGAAAACTTAGGTCTTCGCGCAATGGCCGCGATTAATGGCTTTACTGAAGACGCAAAAGGAGGCTTTAGCTCTTTACAATCATCTGTTACTGATATTACAGCAGAAATAGCCGATGGCATTATTAATTCTTTTGAAGGAATTGATGCCGCAGAAATGGCTAGAAAGATTAAAGAATCTACACAAGAAGCTGTTAGATCACTTAGCCCGTTTAGTCTTAGCGTTACTGAAGACGTAGCTTTAGTAACTGAAATCGCTAGAGCTACAGCTGAAGGTGTACAGCAAGGTCTTGAGCAAGTTTCTTTTGGTTCTTTTGTTGATGAGCTGAAAGCATCTGCGTCTTCGGTTTTGGATAACGAAGCGCCTGCTGCTCAGCCAATTCAAATGGAAACACCACTTATTCTTGAGATTGACGCAGCTTTAAAAACTACAGGTAATATAATAAGTAACTTAGCCGAAATCGTTAATGTTCTAGTAGACACTATTTCTTTCTTTACTGAAGAACTGTCTACGCTCGAGATTGGCGGTCTTATTATCGCTTTAAGAACGCTTAGCGGAGGCTTTAATAACTTTGCTGCTGCCGTTGGCGCACCAGGTAGAGGTATAGCTACCGCTATCACTGATCGCTTACAGACTCCTAAAGTTCAATCACAAGTTACTGGCTTAACCGCTCAAGGTACTGCTGCAGACTTGCTAGCAGGTTTTGATACTGGCCGAGTTCGTGAATATAACGCAGCTCTTGCTTCTCAGGCTGAAATTTTTGGCCGCGCACAGAAAGAAGGTAAAAAGTTTACTGCTAGTCTTAACGCAGCTGATGCCGCAGTTTCTAGACAAATAGAATCTTTAAGAAAGCAAGCTAACGTTAGCCAAAGTGCAGTTGATGAGCTTGTTGCATGGAACCAAGGTTCACAGGAATATAGAAGCCAGACTAAGCTTAGTACTGAAGCTAGAGCGCTGCAAGCAGTTGCCGCCGATCGTGCTAGAACTTCGACCGCTAGATTAGGCGAAGCACAGCAGCGATTAGCTGATATTCAAGAGCGTGCTCAGGCACGTGCTGCTAGCATTATTAACTTTTCAAAGCAAGCCGGCGCTACCGTTGGTAGTGGCGTTGGTGCAGCGGTAGGCTTTGATATTGGTCGTGACTTTATCACTGCCATCGAACGAGATATTGGCGATCTTCCAGGTTGGGCTGAAGCAGGTATTACTATTGCAACATCTTTTGCAGGTCAAATTGGTGGTCAAGCAATAGGTACCGCTCTTGGTACTGTAATTGGTACTGGCATAATAGCCGCGATTTCTGCAGCTTCTGCCGTAGCTAGTATCGGTGCAGGTATCTTAAGTGCTATTCTCATTGCAACTGCCGGTATAACTTCATT